GCTGTCCCGCAACGTGTCCATCTACAACACAGATGGCTCGATGATGGAACGCACCAACAACGTCATCTATCGTCCACAGCCTTACATCGCACAGTCGTACGATGGCATGGACCAGACTGGCAACTTCGGCGCATACACCCAGCTTTCAGTTCCAGCGACACTCGGCTTTCAAAAGTCTGTGCCGTTCATTCTGGATGCATTGGAATTGCGTGATGCACTGCAAGAGGGTCGCTTAGGCGAAGCCGCAAAGCAGAAACTTGCATCCGACATCAACATCGCCATCATGAACACTGCCGCAAACCTCGGTTCGTTGGTGGTCACTGTCAGCACAGCCGCTGGTGACTATGACGATATCGCTTTGTGCGACAGCATCATGAACGAGCAGGGCGTTCAAGCCTTTGACCGTTACTTGGCATTGTCTAGCCGTGACTACAACGGCATCGCTGGCAACATTGCTGGTGGCACTGCTTTGTCAGGAACTGCATCTCGTAGTTTTGCTGGCAACAAGTCAAACAATGCGTTTGAGCGTTCTTACGTTGGTATGGTCGCAGGCTTTGAGACCTACAAACTGGACTACGCAAACCGTATTGCCGCGGCAACTGGTTCTGACCCAACGATGAGCACTTTGGCCTCGGCAAATAACTACTATGTGCCTGTTGCCACCTCAACTGCGGTCACTGGTGAAACTGCCAACGTGGACAATCGTTTCCAAACGATTACCGTGTCCAGCACCACCGACTTGCCAGCAGGTACTGCTATCGAGATCGAAGGCGTTGAAGCTGTCCATCACATCACCAAACAAGGTACTGGATTCTCCAAGACCTTCCGTGTTGTGAGCGTGACCAATGCAACCACTTGCGTTATTACACCTCCAATCATTTCTGCCCAAGGTGGAACTGATGCCGAGTTGCAGTATCAAAACTGCATCGTGACTGCCGCCTCTGGTCGCACCATCAACCGCTTGAATGTCGATGCCGCACCTATCAACTGCTTCTGGCAGAAAGATGCGCTGGAAATTCTGCCTGGCCGTTACGCTGTCCCGTCCGATGCTGGTGTCGCAGTGATGCGTGCCTCTACCGATCAGGGCATCGAGCTGGTTATGCAGAAGCAATACGATGTGAACACCATGAAAACCAAGTATCGTTTGGATACCTTGTTTGGCGTGGTTAATAAACAGCCAGAGATGTCCGGCATCCTGTTGTTCAACCAAACACCTTAAGGAAAAATCATGAGTTACAACGTAATCTTTGCACAAGGCACGGCTACCGTTACTGTGCCAGCAGGCGAGAAAATCGCCGTTCAAGCCTACTCGCCAGCAAGTGTGTTTCAAGAAGTTGGTTACCCCAATTTCCCTGAATCACAGGACTTGCTGACCGTAGTCGACAACACCACTTATGTATCGGGCGCATTTACCAATGCCACCAGCGTGACTATTCAAGCTGGTGCATCGGGTGCGTACTACTCGATTGGTGTAGCACCTGACATCAGCAACAATGGCAACTGGCAACCTCAGGGTGCGCCAGCCAACATTGCAGATGGCGGTTCAATGATTGCCACAGCAGCCAATGTGCTGACTGGCATCATTACGGCAACCCCAACCGCATCACGCGATATTCAACTGCCAACAGGTGCAAACCTTGACTTGGCAACTGAGTGGGCGATTGGTGATTCGTTTGACTTCAGCGTTATCACTTTGGCTGCATACGCTTTGACCATCACGGTCAACACAGGCATTACATCCATCGTAGGTTCTGCTGCAACTGGTGCTACCACAGGCTCTGTTGCTCGGTTCCGTCTGCGTAAGACTGCCGCTGATACATTCACTGCGTATCGCGTCGGTTGATAAACCCTGACAGGCCAGCAGAGATGTTGGCCTGTTTTACATGGAGATCGAAATGCCAATGAAACAAGGTTATTCCAAAAAGACCATCGGCAAGAATATTGCGATGGAAATGAAATCAGGCAAGCCCCAAAAGCAAGCCGTTGCAATGGCACTTGGCATGGCAAGCAAGTCGGCAAAAGCCGCTGGCAAGCCTAGCAAAGCACCAATGAAAAAGAAATGATCAAGTCAGCCGCAATCGTCAAGACCAAGACTCTTTCCCCGTGGAAGGAGTTGCGGTTGCAAAAGCGCAAGCTGAAAAAGTCTCAAACCGCAGAGCGCAAAGCAAACAAGCAGGTTCATCCATCGCCGATTGGCAAACGGGTTGCGCCTATTGAAACGACTGAAGTTATTGAAACTCCCATTGAGGAAACTTCTGCTGAGGACACCGCACCAACCCGTGAGGAAATGTTGCAACAGGCAGAGTTGATGGGCTTGAAGGTTGACAAACGCTGGTCAGATGCGACACTTCTGAAACACATTGAGGAATCAGCATGGGCTACACAAAACGACAGTTTGTAAGTGCCGCCTTTGAGGAAATCGGGCTTGCGTCTTACGTCTTTGACTTGCAACCAGAGCAGTTGGAATCTGCCCTGCGCCGCCTTGATGCAATGATGGCAGACTGGAACGCCAAGGGCATCCGCTTGGGTTACCCTTTGCCATCCAGCCCACAGGACAGCGACTTGGACGAAGAAACCTTTGTGCCTGACTCGGCTTATGAAGCCATTATTTGCAGTCTCGGTATCAGATTGGCGCCAAGTTATGGCAAGACCGTAATGATCGAGACAAAGACCACGGCAAAGCAGGGTTACGACATTCTGCTGCAAAGAGCCACATTCCCGCTTGAACAGCAACTGCCTGCAACAATGCCTGCTGGTGCTGGCAATAAGCCTTGGCGTGTCTATGATGACCCGTTTATCAGACCACCAGCCAACCCAGTCACTGCTGGCCCTGATGGGCCTATCGAATACTATTAAGGACAGTCATGCCACAAATCAATCAGTTACCCGTACTCAGCACTGTTTCAAGCGGAGACCAATTACCCGTTTACTCGCCAAACAATGGGGATGCAAGACGTTTGTCCATTGGCAATCTGTTGACGTTTTTCCAGCAGACTTTTGCATCGCCAACTTTGTCGGTGAATCTGTATGTGCCTGGCTCTGGCTTCAACATCACAGTGCCAACCCCAGTCAGTCAAGACCAATGGATGCTGTTGCAACCCGCTGGGACGCTGGCAACTGGCACGATCACACTGCCTTTGAACACTGGTGTGCCTGATGGCACTACGGTGCTGATTACTACCACCCAAGAGATCACCTCGCTGACGATTGCGCTGAATGGCGCATCGGCTATCTTTGGCACTGTATCGTTCTTGGGTGCTGGTACTGCAACCGCTTTGCGCTTCTACCAGCCAACTAATTCTTGGTATCAGATCAACGCTGATGCCGTTTATGGCGCAAACGTACAGGCATTTTTGGCTGTGCCTTCAAGTGCCAATCTACGGGCGGCGATGACCGATGAGACTGGGACAGGTGTGTTGGTATTTAACACCAGCCCAACTTTCGTAACCCCGATTCTTGGCACAGTTACAAGTGGCAATATTTCTGCCTGCACTAGCACCAGTATGGTCATGGTAAGCCCGATTCTTGGCACACCAACATCTGGAACATTAACTAATTGCACTGGCTTGCCGTTAACAACTGGCGTGACTGGTGCTTTACCAGTTGCAAATGGTGGTACTGGTGCATCAGGGGCAGTTCAGTCATTGAGTGGCCCAGGCGCGGTGAACACCACAAGCCTTGCCACTGCGTTTACTTCGACTGCTGCGGGTAATGCGCTGACACTTGCAGATGGCGCACAAGGCCAGCTTAAAACAGTTATTTATGTTGCAGAAGCCGCTGGTGGTGATACGGGTGTTTTGACACCCACGAATCTTGGCAGCGCAACCACAATCACATTTAATGCTATTGGTGATTCGGTGACTCTCCAGTTTGCTGGTACGGACTGGTGGGTCGTTGGATTGCGTGGCGCGTCAGTCGCATAATGGCAACCAAGCCCAAGTCCTCTGTCAATGCGGCTGGCAACTACACGAAGCCAACCATGCGTAAGCGTCTTTTTGAGGAAATCAAAGGTTCGGCTGTGCAAGGCACTGCGGCTGGTGAATGGTCGGCTCGCAAAGCCCAACTGTTGGCAAAGAAATACAAAGAAAAAGGCGGCTCTTATAAATGAAAGCCCCGCAGAAAAGCCTCAAAGATTGGGGGGCGCAGAAATGGCGCACCAAGTCGGGAAAGCCATCGTCTGAGACTGGTGAGAGATACCTGCCTGAGAAGGCCATCAAAGCCTTGTCTGCGGCTGAATATGCGGCAACAACAAGGGCAAAGCGTGAGGCTACCAAGGCAGGCAAACAGTTTGCCAAGCAGCCTAAAAAGATTGCCGAAAAGATTAAGGGGTTCAGATGAAAACGCCAGCTTACGCACGCAAGGAAGGCCAGAACCCTAAAGGCGGCTTGAACGCCAAGGGCAGGGCTGCGGCAAAGGCTGAAGGCATGAACCTCAAGCCACCAGTTAAGTCAGGCGACAACCCCCGCAGAGCATCGTTCTTGGCTCGAATGAGCGGCAATGCTGGCCCTGAATACAAAGACGGTGAGCCTACCCGCTTGCTGTTGAGTTTGAGGGCTTGGGGCGCATCATCAAAGGCAGATGCCAAAGCAAAGGCGAAGCGCATCAGTGAACGCAACAAGGCTAAGTGATGCAAATACCTATTCTTAACGGCATCTACACCGACAGCACCCCTGAACTGCGTACCAGTTACCCAGTCAACCTTGTGCCTGTGCCAAAGCAATCAGGCATCAGTAATGGGTTTCTGCGACCAGGCGATGGCATTGTGTCCAACGGCACAGGGCCAGGCATTGACCGTGGCGGCATAAACTGGCAGGGCGAGTTATATCGGGTCATGGGTACAAAGCTGGTGGAAATCAATAGCGCAGGCACAGTGACTGTGTTGGGCGATGTTGGTGGCCCAACCAGCCAACTGGTGACCTTTGATTACAGTTTTGATGAGTTGGCGATTGCATCAGGTGGGCGACTGTATTACTGGGATGGCTCGACCCTTACCCAAGTGACCGATCCTGACTTGGGTGTGGTGCTGGATGTGGTGTGGGTGGATGGTTACTTCATGACTACGGATGGCGAGTTCTTGGTGGTTACTGAACTGTCAGACCCGACCCAAGTTAACCCGCTGAAATACGGAAGTTCAGAGGTTGACCCTGACCCAGTGGTGGCTTTGCTCAAGCTACGAAACGAAATCTATGCACTGAACCGCAACACGATTGAGGTATTTGACAACGTGGGTGGGGATTTGTTTCCATTCGCACGGATTGATGGAGCACAGATACAAAAGGGCGTGATTGGCACTCAAGGGTGCTGTGTGTTTATTGACCGCATTGCTTTTTTGGGCAGTGCAAGGAATGAAGCGCCAGGCATTTATGTTGGGGCAGCCGCCGTGACTGAA